CACAGACATATTGCCTTCGGAGGTGCAAGGGGAGGAGGAAAAAGCTGGGCGGTCAGAACGAAAGCAAAGCTGCTGGCATTCAGATATGCCGGCATAAGAATATTGATTGTAAGAAGAAGTTACCCTGAGCTTATTAACAACCATATAAATATACTTCGCAGAGAATTAAAAGATACCGCTATATATAACGACAGGGATAAAATATTGAAATTCATAAACGGAAGCACAATTAATTTTATGTACTGCGACAACGACGGAGACTTAGAAAGATTGCAGGGCGTTGAGTATGACGTGATATTTATAGACGAGGCTACCCAGTTATCCGAATATCAGATGAAAACGATTTCCGCATGTGTAAGAGGCGTAAACAGATTTCCGAAGAGAATGTACTACACATGTAACCCCGGAGGAAAGGGGCACGCATATATAAAAAGACTTTTTATAGACAAAAAGTACAGAGACGGCGAAAACCCCGACGATTACGGATTTATACAATCGCTGGCTACGGACAATACGGCTTTAATGGAGTATCAGCCCGACTATATAAACCAATTGGAGTCGCTCCCTCCTAAACTGAAAGAAGCGTGGCTGTACGGCAAATGGGATATATTTGAAGGTCAGTTTTTCGATGATTTTGTTATCGGAGATGAGAAAGCACAGGAGGAGCGACGTTTTACGCATGTTATAAAACCTTTTGATATATCGTCGGGAGACGCGAGAGGATGGAACATTTACAGAAGTTATGACTTCGGTTACAACAAACCTTTTTCATGCGCATGGTGGGCTGTCGATTACGACGGGATTATTTACAGAATACTTGAAGTGTACGGATGCACAGATACGCCAAATGAAGGAGTGAGATGGACGCCTGAAAAACAATTTAAAGAGATAAGCAAAATAGAGAGGGAACATCCATGGCTTAGCGGACGAAACATCCAAGGAGTAGCGGATCCTTCCATATGGGACGCAAGCAGGGGAGAATCGGTAGCAGATACAGCGGCAAGGTACGGAATATATTTTTCACCCGGAGACAATAAAAGGATAGCGGGCTGGATGCAGTGCCACTACAGATTACAGTTTGACAACGAGGGGTATCCGAGAATGTATGTGTTTAATAACTGTAAAGCGTTTATAAGAACAATACCCGAGCTGACTTTCAGCAATACAAATCCCGAAGACCTTGATACGTCGGGAGAAGACCATGCAGCTGATGAATGGAGATATTTTTGCATGGAAAGACCGATAAAACCGATTGTTGAAAAAGAGAGCATAATTTTGTCAGACCCTCTGAATATGTTCGCAGATATAAAACAGTAAAAAGGAGGAGTGGTATGGATAACAAAAAAACCGTTATCGGAGAGGAGACGCTGAGAAAAGCAAACGCAATACTCAGAAAATATAAAAGCGGAAAGACCTCTCTTGAGCAAAAGGTAATTGAAAACGAACAGTGGTGGAAACTGAGACATTGGCGATACATAAACGGAGGAAATGATGAATTTAAACCGGCGTCGGCATGGCTTTTCAGCGTAATAATGAACAAACATGCCGACGGAATAGAGGCGTATCCCGAACCTAACATACTGCCTAGGGAAGAGAATGACAGGGCAGAGGCCGTAAGACTTTCGGCAATAATACCGGCAGTATTGGAACAAAATGACTTTGAGGAAACATATTCGGACGTACTTTGGCAGAAACTGAAAACGGGAACGGGAGTATACGGCGTTTTTTGGGATTCTTCAAAATTAAACGGATTGGGAGACATAGCGGTAAAAAAGGTCGACCTTCTGAATATTTTTTGGGAACCGGGAATAACGGATTTACAACAGAGCGGAAACATTTTCACAACGGAACTTGTGGACAACGAAGCGCTTGAAAATATGTATCCAAGCCTGAGAGGAAGTCTTAAGGGAAACAATCTGACCACCGCAAAATATATATATGACGATAATGAGGACACAACCGATAAAAGCGTAGTAGTCGACTGGTATTACAAAAAGCATAAAAACGGAAAGAGCATACTTCATTACTGCAAGTATGTCAATACGACGGTTATATATGCTACGGAAAACGATAATGAAAAGCCTGTTGACGGAATTGACGAAAACGGGCTGCCGATTTACGGATTAAGCAGAGCCGAGAGAGGTTGGTATGACCATGGAAAATATCCGTTTATATTTGACAGACTTTTTCCGACCGAAGGTACGCCATGCGGATTTGGGTATATAGATATATGCAAAAACACACAGGAGCAGATTGACAGACTTAACCAGGCAATTGTAAAGAATGCGGTTATGGGGGCTTCGCCGAGATATTTTATGAGAGGCGACGGAAGTGTGAATGAAAAGGAGTTTACCGATTGGAAAAGGCCCATAGTACATGTAAACGGAAATCTCGGAGCAGATAGTATAAGGCCGATAGACGTGCCTAATATGAGCGATATATATGTTTCCGTGCTTAATTCCAAAATACAGGAATTAAGAGAGACATCGGGAAATAACGAAGCTTCAACGGGAAATACACCGTCGGGAGTTACAGCCGCATCGGCCATAGCGGCGCTTCAGGAGGCTGCCGGAAAAACATCAAGGGCAAGCACTCTGTCGGCATACAGAGCCTACAGCAGGATGATTTCGCAGATAATAGAACTTATAAGGCAGTTCTATGACCTGCCGAGACAGTTCAGAATTACCGGAACGCTGGGCGAAGATATATATGTATCATACGACAACAGCGAAATAAAGCCGAAAATGCAGGAGGAATACGGAATAAATGTGGGAATGAAGTCCCCTGTTTTTGACATAAAAGTATCGGCACAAAGAAAAAACATATATTCTAAGGTTCAGCAGAATGAGCTGGCGCTGGAGTTGTACCGCAGCGGCTGTTTTAATCCGGAACTGACGGATCAGACGCTTTTGTTGCTTGACACAATGGACTTTGACGGAAAAGAACGTATTATGAGGAAAATACATGAAAACGGGGATATGTACGGAAAAATGCAGAAATATAAAGAGCTTGCGCTAGCCATTGCCGCAAGGTATGACGATGAGGCGTACAGGCGTATTTTAGCTGTTGAGAATGGGACGGCGGTTAAACCGAAGGGAGGAACGAACAGAAAACTGTCGGGAGAATCATCAATAACATTAAAAGCAAGGAAAAAAGCGGCACAGTCAATAATGCCGAGATAAAGGAGGAATGAAAATGAGAAATTTTGACCGAAGAAACGAGACAGAACAAAATGAAACGGCAAAAAGAAGACTTATGGAGATTATAGAAGAAAGTGAAAAAGTAAAGGCTGTTTATCCGATGTTTAATCTGGAAAAAGAATTTGAAAATCCTGTGTTCAGACGTTTGGCAGCCGCAGGAGTTCCCGTAATAGCTGCTTTTGAACTGATTCACAGAGATGAGGTGAACGGACTTTTGATAGAAAGAGCCGTAAGACAGGCGGAAAAAAGAATAAGCGGTTCTATACAGTCGGGAGCGGAAAGACCGACAGAAAACGGAAATTCACATAAAGCGGCAGCTTTGACGGATTTTGACCCTAAAAATCTATCAAAAGAGGAACGAAAAAATATAAAGGAAAGAGTAAGAAGAGGAGAAAATGTTTATCTCGGATAAAAAATATTAAAAAATGAAAGGAATGATTATATGTTAAAACTGAATTTACAGCATTTTGCGGAGGCCGGAACACTGGTAAACGCAACGGGAAACTATGTGAACGCCTATGACGGCAAGACTACGAATTTTGACGGAGCAAATACGCTTACTCCGACCATGAAAACATATTATGATACGGAACTTCTTGAAAACGCAAGAGCGGAGCTTGTACATACACAGTTCGGAAAGAAACAGCCTCTTCCGTCCCATAGAGGAAAAACAGTCGAATGGAGAAAGTGGAATACCCTTGAGGACGCTTCGCAGCTTACGGAAGGAGTTATACCGACAGGTCAGAAACTCGGACAGTCCAGTATAACCGTTCCGATAACTCAGTACGGTACATATGTTACGGTATCGGATCAGCTGGAACTTCACGCAGTAGACGATGTGATACTGGGAGCGGCGGAAGAACTGGGAGCTTCGGCGGGTTCTACAATGGATAAAATCGCAAGAAACGCAATCTGTCAGGGAACAAACGTAATCTATGCCGACAAAATAGGAGAGGACGGAACGGCAACGGAAGTTACGTCAAGAACGGAGCTTGATAAAACGGCAAAGCTAACGCCGGCAATGGTAAACAAAGCGGTAACGAACTTGAAAAAAATGAAAGCGCCGAGAATAGACGGAAAATATATGGCAATCATACATCCTTCCGTAGGTTATGACCTTCGACAGAGTCCCGAATGGAATGAAGCGCATAAATATGCTTCTCCGGAGGAGATATACAACGGAGAAATAGGAGAACTGCATGGCGTAAGATTTATAGAGACAACAGAAGCCAAAATTGTAAAGGAATCCGGAGGAGGTTCTCCGAGAGCGGTTTATCTTTCTCTTTTCTTCGGAAAGGACGCATATGGCGAAATAGACCCTGACGGAGGCGGAATGGAAATGATAATAAAAGACAAGTCAGAGGCGGGAGGACCGTTAAACCAGTTTTCGACGCTTGGATACAAGTTTTCGACTGCCTTTAAAATTCTTTATGAGGATAGAATGGTGAGAGTTGAAAGCTGTTCCGATTATTCTGACGTAGATGAGGAAAATTGAAATAATCGACTTGAAAATAAGGAGGAATAAATTTGATGAAAATTAACAGTACAATTACAGCGGGAACATCCGAAAGTTGGAGCGAAATGGTTGAAGTGAGGCTGCCGAAAGCTCCCAAAACAGAGCAGAATTTTCAGTTTGTAGGAGTAAACGGAAAGACATTCCAAGTACCGAAGGGAAAGACCGTTAAGGTGCCGAAGCCTGTAGCGGAAGTACTCGCAAATGCCGAAGCCGCTAAACTGGCAGCCGAAGAATATGAAAACGGATTGGCAGGGGAATAACCCTGCCTTTACGAAAGGAGGGGAAAAATATGCTTATTTCAGAAGCTATAGAAATAACCGACAGGATAAAACCAAACGCATACGGCAGGGAAGAAAAAGTAAAATGGCTTTCCGATATAGATATGCAGATATATGAAGAAATTATAAAGACTCATATAGGAGATGAACGTATATTCAACGGTTATGACGGAGACACGGATATAAACGGAACAGAGCTTTTAGCACAAAATCCATACGATGAACTGTATATACATGGACTGAAAAGACAAATAGACCTGAACAATGAGGAATATTCTAAATATAATAACGACTGTTTGCTTTTTAACAGCGTTTATACAAACTTTTACGACTGGTACAACCGAAAATATATTAGCAAAGGTGAAGCCGCTTTTATATTATAAATCTGCATTAAGGCTGATACGAAAGGGGGAAGATATATGCTTTATCCGATAGTAAAAGAGACAAAAACTTATAATTTGATGACAACGGAATTCGGAGGATATAATCACAGCCTAAAACCGAGAGAAGGCGAGTTTTTTGATACGGAAAATATTACAACGGATTATTACCCCATAGCGTCCGGAAGAAAAAAAAGAGGGATTGTCCGCAGGTTGAATTCGCCCTCCGGTATGACGGCAAAGGATAGCCTTATATATGCGGACGGAGCGGATTTATATTATAACGGGAAAAAGGTTGACGGATTGGTTCTATCGACGGAAAAAGAAAAATGCCCGAAGAAATTTGTAAGCATGGGAGCTTATTTATGTATATTTCCCGATAATCTATATCTGAATACAGCCGATATGACGGACTTCGGTTCCATGGAAATGAGCTGGGAAGCTGAGGAAAGTACTTCCGTAAAATATTCCATATGTAAAGGAGACGGAGCGGAATACGGAAAAACAACGGTAGCCGATGAAGCGCCTAAAGACGCGGAAAACGGGGATTTATGGATAGACAGTTCAACAGATACACATATTCTGAAACAATACTCTAAAAATATGAATATGTGGGTAGAAATAGCAACCGTATATGTGAAGATAGAGGCAAAGGGTATCGGACAAAGAATTGAAAAAGGAGACGGCATAAGAATAAGCGGATGCAAATACAGCGGCGAAAACGAATATATAAAAAAGCAGATAGAGGCTTTAAATTCAACGTTTACGGTAAAGGAACGCGGAGATAACCACATAGTTGTAACAGGCCTTCTTGATGAAACCTATACGCAGAACGGCGGAGTGAATGTAACAAGAAAGGTACCGAAAATGGACTATGTAACGGAGTGCCAAAACAGATTGTGGGGATGTTATTACGGGTTAGAAGACGGAAAAACGGTGAACGAGATTTTCTGCTGCAAACTGGGAGATTTTAAAAATTGGGAAGTATACAGCGGTATATCTACAGACTCGTTTAAGGCGTCATGCGGAACGGACGGAGTATGGACAGGAGCTGTAACATATCTGGGATATCCTTTATTTTTTAAAGAAAATTATGTTCATAAGGTATATATATCATCGGGAGGAGCGCACCAGATTGTAAGTATGGCGATAGACGGAGTGCAAAAGGGCTCAGACACTTCTTTCGCTATAGTCAACGATTATCTTTTCTACAAATCGAAAACGGGGATAAACCGCTTTGACGGAACGCAGGCGGTAAATATTTCGTCTGATTTGGGGAACGAACAGTATTGCGACGCTGTTGGCGGACGTTTGGGCGAAAAATATTATGTTTCAATGAAAGATATAAATGAAAAATGGCATTTATTTGTCTATGACGTAAAAAGAGGATTATGGATAAGAGAGGACAATACAATGGCGTTATATTTTGCGGACATAGATAATGAACTTTATTATATAGACGGCGACAGCAATGAGCTGAAAACAATTAACGGTACGGAAGGCAAGGAAGAAGATAAATTCCCATGGAAAATTGTTTTCGGAGATATAGGATACGAGTACTTTCAAAAGAAATATTTGTCCAGATTTAATATCAGAATGAGTCTTGAGGAAGACGGATGGGCGGAAATATATACCGAATACGATTCAAACGGAATATGGGAAAAGAGAGGAACTATAAATGGTACGGGGATAAGCCGTACATTTACCTTGCCCATAATACCGAGAAGATGCGACCATATAAGAATAAAAATAGAGGGTAGCGGTGAATTTAAATTGTATTCAATATCAAAAATATTGGAAATAGGTTCGGATAATTAATTGTATAAAAGAGGTGAGTAAGTATGCCTATGTATTTAAGTACTCCTCCTGCGATTATGGGAAATGAGAAAGAACAGCTAAACCAATTGAGAAGTTATGTTTTTCAAACAGTGGAGGCGCTGAACATAGGAATGAAAGACATGAGCGCCGAGGGTGTACTGGAAGAAATAAACGGAGCTGTTACGGCGGAGGGGAATGAAGATGAAGAAGATAAAAGTGTTTTGGCAACCCATAACAACATACGTTCACTAATCATAAAAACAGCGGACTATGCAATAAAGAACAGCGAGGAGTTTAAAAAAATATTAAAAAGCGAATACAGCGCCTCATCAGATTTCGGAGAACTGGCGGAAAAGCTTGAAAACGAAATAACGGCAAATGCCGAAGGAATAAATCAGCTTTTCAGATATACTTCGGGAATACGGTCGGAATTCGGGGATTTTTCCACTACAAGCGAGCAGTACATAAAAACGGGACTTTTATACTATGATGACGCAGGCGCGCCGGTATTCGGCGTGGGTGTGGGAAATCTTTCAACAAAAATAGACGCAAACGGAAAGACGGTACTGGACAAACAAAACCTGCTGACAACAACAACGGCGGAAGAAATAGCATTTTGGAACGGCGGACAGAAAATAGCATATATAAACGCAAACAAAATGTATTTTCCATCGGGCAGTCTGACAGCCTATGAAGCCGACATAAGCGGAAAAATAACCGCCACATCAGGTGAAATAGGACATTGTAAAATAACGGACTGCGAGCTTATGGGAAGCCTGAGCGTTTATCCGAAAAGCGGAGACACCGCAAGAAAAGGAATAATGGGATTTGACACATATCAGGATCACTTCGGAGATATGAGAGAAGCTCTTCTTATTAAGCATGAGGTGGGAAATACATTTATATCTGTCGACAACCTATATACAACTATAGGATTTGACAACGGAAGTATTCTGAGCCATGTGGAGTGTGCCAGAACAGGATTAACAATGCAGTCGTTTGAACTGCCGTCTTCGGGAAGCTATGACGACGCAGGGAACGCTGCCTCAATAGTAATGACCGCTAAAGACATAACAATAGCGCATAAGTTTATACATACAAGCAGCGCAGGCAAGGAAAGGCCGATGAGCAATACATTGTTATTCGGAAATGAAACTGTATCGTTTATATGCAATGATGACGGAGACGAGAGCGGATTTGTATTTGACGGAAGCAGATTAGAGCCGATAAACAATACGGCTAACTATTATCTCGGAAACAGCGACAACAGGTTCAAAAGGCTATACTGTGATGATATAAGGATATATGTAAGCGACAGCGAATATTATAACGCCGATGATATACTGACGGCATGCGGACTGATATAAAGGGGTGATTTTATGAATAAACCGGCTTCTGTAGCGATAAAAGAATTTGAGATAAACATGGAAAAATGTATAAACGAAAGCGGATTGCCGCCTATAGTCGTTGAAATGATAATGAGAGGATATTACATACAGATAAAAGAAATGGCAAAAAGACAAACGGAAGAGGAAGAGAAAGCCTTTAAAAGCGGGGTGAAGGAAAATGGCAAGTGATTTGATGAATGTGGGCGCTACGGGAAAGTATTATAAGGTACAGTCAAACGGTAAGGCGCAGGCAGGATTAAGCATTGGGGACAGAGTTGTAACGAACAGCGGAACGTATCAGATACTTGATGTAAACGCCGACGGAAGCTATAAGTCGGCTTTATACGACGAAAACATGACGACAAAAAACTATACCGGAAAGTATGCAAACGGATATAATCCTTATTCAAATGCAACTTCGCTCAGTGATGAAACGAAAAATAATATTAAAGATTTGTACAGCGGCGGATATGAGGCTGATAAATATAAAGAAAAATATGAAGAAATAAATTCAAAGAGACCTGATAAATATGAGAGCGCCTACAAAGAGCATATAAACGACATATTGGAAAAATTGGAGAACAGAGAAGAGTTTTCATATGATTTAAATTCCGATATGTTGTATCAACAGTATAAAAACCAATATGTAAGCCTAGGACAAACCGCCATGAGCGATACAATGGGACAGGCCGCGGGACTAACGGGAGGATATGGAAATACATACGCCTATTCTGCCGGGGCGGCAGCATACAACAACTATATTCAGCAGCTGAATAATATGATTCCGGAGCTTTATGAAAATGCAAGGGAGTCTTATCAGGAAGAGGGAAATGAATTATACAGACTTTATTCGCTTTATGTAAATGCCGAAAAGAGCGACTATGAGAAATACAGAGATGATGTAAACGATTGGCAGTCCGAAAGAGATTACTATTACAAGGAATATCGTGATGAAATAGACAGGGAACGGAGCGATTACTTTAATAAGCTTTCTATAATGCAGGACGCAGCAAAAACAGAAAGCAGCGACTACTGGAAAAATATTGAGAATGAAAACGAAAAGTGGAATCAAAACTTTAAAGAAAAACAGTTTGAATATGAGAAATATCTTGACGGACTGAAAAATACTTCAGTAAAAATATCGAAAACATCATCAAAGGGGAAAAAGGCAACTGCTTCCATATATGACGACGCTCTTCAGGCCTTTAATGACGGTGGGGAAAACGGTCTTATGATGATAGCCGACAAACTTAGCGGAAGCGGATATGACAAAAGCTCGATAGATGACGTCTTGCAGTATGCCAGAAGATACGGTAAGAAATCGGACAAAAAAAGCTCATCGGGAAAAGCGGGTTTTAATTCGGTACTGGTAGACTTATTTAACTACAGGGGGTAGGCGTATATGGCTAAAATAGAAGCTGCACTTCCAAGCCCGAGGATTACGAACGGAATAATAGCATGGTATTGTATGGACGAGTTTGAAATCGGTCTGAGCATTAAACTATACGACGCAGACGGGGAGGAAATAAGTTTAGGCACGGAGGATACCGTAGAAGTAATTATAAAAAATAACAGAGGCGAGGATGTAAAGACGTTTGAGTTTACAAATGTAAAAGAAAACTTTATTAATTTGGTTTTTAATAAAGATGAAACGATTTTATTTGACGTAGGAACATATTTTTATGACATAAGGATTTTGGGAAAATATAATCGTACAATTGTAAAAAACAATATTATTAAAGTTGAGTGAGGTGAAAAAGATGAACAAAAAAATTGACGGAGTAATAGAAGCAGTTTTGAAACCGTCAATATCGGCTTCCGTTTACGGGTTAATCGGAAGAGGCGTTTCCGATATAAAATCCAATGACCGCGGAGAGATTATATTTATAATGTCAGACGGAACGGAAATAAATATCGGGAATTTGACAGGTTTATCTTTGCCGCATGCCTCTGAGGATATATTGGGAGGAATAAAGGTCGGAAAAAATCTGAAAATAGATGAAAACGGAATATTATCGGTTGACATAACAGACAAAGTTTCCGAGGACAATACGAAGCCTGTTACAAGCGGAGCCGTATATACGGAAGTCGGAAATATAGAGTCTCTTCTTAAAGCGTTATAAAAGGAGGAAAAAAATGAGCATATCAGAACAAATTACAAGATTACAGGGATTGAGAGACAGACAGAGAGCAAAACTTGGCGGAATGAGCATTACAGAACCTGCGGCGACACTGGAGGAGTGTACGGAAGCGATAGAGAGCATAGCTGACAACGGAGCAGTAAGCAAAAAGTTAGATATATCAACAGCAAGCTATGCTATACCTAAAGGTTATCATAACGGAAACGGAACTGTAAACATAGAGCTTGAGGAAAAAACAATAACTGCCAATGGAATTGTAACGCCTACGGCGGGAAAAGTAATATCAAAAGTAACGGTAAATGTTGAAAATGCGCCTACATTACAGGAGAAGAGCATAATTCCGACAAAATCTCAGCAGGATGTTACACCTGACGAGGGATACGACGGCCTTTCAAAGGTAAGCGTAGAAGCTATACCAAAAAATTATGCCGATATTTCAGGCACAACGGCAACAGCTGCGGACGTACTGGCAAACAAAATATTTACAGACGGCAGCGGAGCGGAAAAAGCCGGAATTATGGTCAATAACGGAGCTGTTAAAGCTACGATTGACGGCATGAATACAGCTATTTACACAATTCCTTTGGGATTCCACAGTGGAGAAGGAACTGTAACGATTACAAACGATATAGAGACAGCGTTGGCGGCAATTTAAGGCGGTGTGGCGTAAATGAGTATACAAAGCGAGATAAACAGGATAAATAACGAGGTTGCGGAACAAAAATTATTAATCGGCGAAATAGAAAAGATATTGGAAACAGCAGGAGAATTGTCCGGCAATAAAATCTATAACAATATACATATTGTAAGGGAGAGATGACAGATGTCCACACCGATTGAAATAAATACGGATATGCTTAAAAAACTGAAAACAAAAGCGGAGCATACAGCTCAATGTTTATCAAACAATAATGAAAGCATTAAAAAGCTTATCGAAAGGACAGTAAGCGAATTTGTAATACCCGAAGGAGTCAAAAAAATAGGAAG